TAAGAAATGCGATGTTGCTTTTGATTCAACAGAATACAGAATTTCAAACCAAAATGATGGAATTCTGTAAAAGTGGTATATTATCAAACACAACCAATAACAACACTAACACTAACACCAATAGCCACAACACCATCACCAACTGTAACAACCCGACATTCAACATGAACCTCTTCCTCAACGAGAAATGTAAGGATGCGATGAACATGAAGGACTTCGTGAATTCCATCCAGTTGAACATGACCGATCTAGAGAATGTAGGTCGGCTTGGTTATGTGGAAGGGATGTCGAATATCTTCATTGACAACCTTCAAAAGACCGATGTATACAAGCGACCGGTTCATTGTAGCGACATGAAGCGCGACACATTATACGTCAAGGAAAACGACCAGTGGGAACGCGAAGGCCCCGACCACGCGAAAATGACGAAGGCTGTCCTGGCGGTGGAACATAAGAATGTTGTCCTGGTAAATGAATGGGCGAATGCCAACCCGCGCTGTTTGAATAGCAACACCCGAGAGAACGAGAAATATTTCAGGTTGTCTACAATAGTCACGGATGGCGACAAGCACGGGAATATAGATAAGGTGATACGAAAAGTAGCAAAGTGTGTTCCAGTTGAAAAGGAGCAGCATAAAGCAAATTAGGCACATTGTAAAATCTCCTCCAGCGTGTAATTTTAGTTGAAATTCGATTTTTACAAAAAGTCCTGGTTTCAAACCTTGGTTATTTTATGTTTCAACGACTTTTCAGCCGAAAATATTTCGTTTAAAATGGGATGGAAACACATATCCAAACGATAATATCGTGTAAAGGCGGTATTTTTAAAAATGTATGGTCTCAGGTTACTGGTTTTTTGTAGTAATTTAGAAAATGTCCATTTTGCCCTTTGTCCAAAATACTTTTGAAACACAAATTCGCGAAATATGTAAAATCGCGTTTGTTACTGGAATGCTCTTATTTCTGGTTTTACCAATAAAACGCGACACTTATAATTTTATGTGATTTCGGTCGGCGGGTTCGTCATTTGCCGTTTAGGCGTTTTTTTTGTAGTATTATAGTATACAATGTCCAAAAATACGGCGACAATATCCCACCAACAGAAAGTTATATATTCTTGCCAGCCTTGTTCATATACAACTGATAATAAAACGGATTATGAACGACACTTGACTAGAAATAAACATATTGTTCGCTGTAGTCATCAAAACGAACTATCTTCTTCAAATGAATTTTATTGTCAACAATGCCATAAAGTATTCAAATGTCGCACGAGTATCTATAAACATAAAGCGATATGTAAAGGAGAAACTAACACGAAAACAACAACAGCGGCGAATACCACGATTCCTGGTAATGACCACAATTTATGTGAGGCTCTTGCAAAGAACTTTACAAATGCAATGATGTTATTATTTCAGCAAAACACTGAATTTCAAAGTAAAATGATGGAAATGTGTAAAAATGGTGGAATATCAAATAGTCATAATACAAACAGTTTGAATACGACAAATAATAATCAGCAATATAGTTTGAACTTCTTCCTGAACGAGAAATGCAAGGATGCTATGAATATGAAGGACTTCGTGAATTCCATCCAATTGAATATGACGGATATGGAAAATATGGATAGGCTTGGTTACGTAGAAGGGATGTCAACCATCTTTATCAACAACCTGAAGAAAACTGATGTATACAAACGCCCGGTTCATTGTAGCGACATGAAGCGTGAGACTTTGTATGTGAAGGAAAACGACCAGTGGGAACGCGAAGGCCCTGACCACGCGAAAATGACGAAGGCCGTCCTGGCGGTGGAACATAAGAATGTTGTGCTGGTAAATGAATGGGCGAACGCCAACCCGCGTTGTTTGAATAGCAATACCCGAGAGAATGAGAAATATTTCAGATTGTCTACAATAGTAACAGATGGCGACAAGCACGGGAATATCGCTAAGGTGATACGAAAAGTAGCAAAGCGTGTAGGTATTGAACGACCAAGAAACGGCGCGGAATAACTTGACCGGTTACTTACTTCATGTAATAATAATAATAATAATAGTATAATGTATAATCACAACATTTCAATGAAAACAAAGAACCGAAATAAGACAGCACAAAAACAAAAACTAAAACGAAGGCAAAGAAACGGATTTAGAAACAAAACAAAGAAACTGAGGAGTAAAAAACAATATTCACGACAGAGATTTCTTCAAATGGGAGGTGGACTATTGGAAAATGTTGTTAGAATGATTATGACACCATTAGATTCGGGTCATGAAATGCTGACACTAGATCAGCGTTTACAAGTAATAATACGTCGTATAGGTAATGTAAAGGGTATTTTTATAAGTAATCCGGATTTCGATTTTACAGGAAATACAGAGCCAGGCGAGGGCAACCTAAATGGTAATACGCTATTGTACGCTGTTTGTAGAATGAGGCCATTTACCGAGGAAGTATCTAGTTTCGTGAGATATCTTGCTGAACGTTGTCATGTTAATAATGTAGGGAACAGAGTAGATATGTCTCAACCCCTCCACGGATTAGTTGAAAATTTAAAAGATAGTTTATCAGACTTAACTTTGAATAGCTCCCAGAGTTGTCTAGAAATTAAATGGATAGAAGCTTCTATGAAAACTTTAATTTATTTTGGTGCTGATATGACACTTAAAAATATCGATGGCCATACAGCATTAGAATATTTTGTGAGAGAAGATGTTAGAACTATGTTGCTAAGACACCAACCAATATTGTTTGATTGTAAAGGACCAGCTATGAACCCATCTATGAATATAACCATAGACGAATATTTATCTAATTTAACAGGGTTGCTTACCCCTCCTAGTGTCCCCTCCCCACAACCTCTTATCATCAGTTCATCCGAATTAGAAAGGGATATTGGGTTTATTACACCTATTATTGATGATATACGCGAGCCGTTGCATAATGACAAATACTATAGTTCTAAGGATGAAAACCAACAACCAGTATTATGCACATGGTATTTTATATCAGGTAACTTCCGATATCATTTTAAGAAAGCTGTTTTTGATCTATTTCAAACAGAATATAATCAAGCAGTTAATTATCCAGATAAAATAAGAGGTAATTCGCGCCTGAATAATTTTCATATAAACAGCCCGATTTCCAAATTAGTATATAATTACCTAAATTTTCATGTTATTGCTTTTGATACATTAGAAGAAACACGACGCAAATTGCTTCCTACCGAAGGATTTGAATCTAGAGAACAACGTGATGGCGTTACAGGTAGTCAAACCGGATGGATTCAGTTTGAAATCCGAGAAAAGAAACAGCTATATCCATTATATCGAATAGTAAAATATATTATACCATCCCCCCCCCTATTCCCATAGTGGAGTGGCCAACAGAAATGTCCAATTGGCTTACGTTTTGTCTCAACCACCTCGAAATTTATGGTCTCCTGTCGCCCCATCTCAACGCGTTGGAACACGTGACGGTATAATAGGATTTCAAGATGCCAATAAAACCCATTATTATTTCATTAATGAACAGATTAAATCGCAAGTATTGTATCTTTTAACAAATCCCAACCCCCCTCCGTTTAATATAAATGTAGACGGAGTGAATATGGTATTTTCGAAACAAGGACGCCAAATTATCATGCAAGTAGAAGAACAATCATATGTAATATTTTCAGGAAATACCGAACACTATGCTCATATCTCAATACTGCCAGGGTCATAATAACAACGCAATACATACCACTTCGCGTGATTACGGTTTCTCGACTACATCAAAAAATACTCTTCGGCGGGATGAAGCAATGTTCCCATGGCAGAGTTACAATCAATATCTCGACGCTTGGTTATATATATAGTAACAAAGGGCGGACATAAATATGAATTTATTACAGACTATCCATTTCAGTGAGAATAGTAATTACACCGTTATATAAAAATACAGTCGACATTATTCGATAGTATAACCTCCAATTTTATTCAACACGATTATGAACATTGAACGTTTCAGTAAGGCGAAATGGAGTATTCATATAATCATATAAACACATAAATCTATCAAATGTATACGATGTTAAATATTTTTTATATTATTCCATTGATTACATTTTGGAATTCTGTATCTTCAGAAATTTCGAGTCACATTGACAATAAAACGATTGCGAACAATATTGTATCTGCAATACACTGTCTAACATATATAATTCATTATAATTATTATTACAACATGGATTATATGATACACGCAAGTTTCGCTTATTTTATACACGATTTGATAGATATATTTTCGTGTCTTCCGCATGTATACAGTGTAAAACCTCGAAGCGAATATCTTACAAATTGTGTGTATATAGGTCATCACTTGTTAGGACTATATTTGTTGGATTATGTTTATACATCACCAGATAAATACCTATTATTGACTTCATATCACTTGTTAGAATTGTCAAATATCACTTTATACATTTCGTTGGTTGTCAGTGAAACTACATACGCGAGCAATTTTACAATAATGGCGATAACAGAGTTAGTTCATTTACTTTGGTATTCATATATACGAGTATTTATAGTAACTTCATTTGTTTATCACAATTTTGACTATTATTTACAATTGTCGCGTTTCAACCAGTTCAGTATGTTCATTTTATATGCTCTTGGAATATGTTATACTTACTTGCTGGTGAAACGCAATATAGATAATGTGTATACGTTTCGAACAAAAAATATCAAAACAAGCTAATGTTCGAAACCGCAGGTTGTTTGTGTGAAAAAGTATTCTTCGGCGGGATGAAGCAATGCTCCCACGGCAGATTTACATTCAATCTCTCGACGCGTCTTTTGAATATCGTGTAAGGACTTCGACCACCTGGACTGCTCGATATATTCATCTATTTCGGCACGGGTAGGGTTCGGCTTTTCAGGAATAAGGACGACCATCCAATGAACGGAACGGAATGGAACGGAATGGAACGGAACGGAACGGAATGTAATATAAATATACTATCCTGTTTATATTACATATTACTCATAATGTATAATAAAGACACACACACATCCCCCCCCCCCCCCCCC